TGAAGCATTAGATGGAATCATGAAAGTTGCCGAAGCAGGGGATTCTCCAAGAGCATATGAAGTTGCTTCGATACTCTTGAAGACTATAAGCGAAATCAATACTGATTTGATGGATATGCACAAAACCACTGCTGATGCTCTTGGAGTGAATAAAATAGTGAAAAATAATACAACAAATAATTCAATATTTGTTGGATCAACTAGGGATTTGCAAAATATAATCAATCAATCTCGTAGTCAATTGAAAGCGATCAATTCGGAAGAAATAGAAAATGACAGCTAAAAAAGATGGATACCTGGGAAATCCCAACCTAAAACCAGTAGGCGTACAACAGCAATTTACACCAGAACAAGTTCAAGAATATATTAAATGCGTTAACGATCCAGCATACTTTGTTGAAAAATATGTAAAAATTGTTGCAGTAGATAAAGGTCTTGTTCCATTTGAAATGTATGATTTTCAAAAAGATCTGATCACTCAGTTGCATTCTAACAGATTCGTAATTGGTAAATTGCCCAGACAGGTAGGTAAAACCACAACAGTAGGTGCTTATCTGTTACATTATGTTTTATTCAATCAGAACATGAACGTGGCAATTCTTGCAAATAAACAATCAACTGCTATTGAAATTCTAGGAAGAATTAAAATGGCATATGAGTATTTGCCAAAATGGTTACAGCAGGGTGTAATTGAATGGAATAAAGGTTCAATCGTATTAGAAAACGGATCTAGGATCCTCGCTGCGGCAACCTCTTCATCTGCTATCCGTGGTGGTTCTTTCAATTGCATATTGTTAGACGAGTTTGCTCACATCCCTACGCAAATTGCAGAAGAGTTCTTCACTTCAGTATATCCAACCATTACCTCGGGTCAATCCACGAAGATGTTCATAATTTCGACACCCAACGGATTGAATATGTTTTATTACTATTGGAAGGGTGCAATCAATAAACAAAACGGTTATGTTCCATTTGAGGTACACTGGAGTCAAGTTCCAAAATATCCAGGTGGTCCTTTAAGAGATGATAAGTGGAAGCAAGAGATGATTAGCAAGACTTCTGAGAAGCAATTCGAACAGGAGTTCGAATGTGACTTTTTAGGAAGTTCAAATACTCTGATTGCTCCATCAAAACTTCATACACTAGTTTATAGTAAACCATTGATGAGAACTAAGGATGGAATGAGCATATATGAAGAACCAAAAAGAAAAAATTCAGAAGTTCCAAAATCACAAGATCATTTGTATTTTATAACATCCGATGTCGCAGAGGGACAGGGTAAAGACTATACAACCCTTACGGTTATCGATGTCACCCAGTTTCCATACAGGGTGGTCGCGACCTATAAAAACAATACAGTATCTCCATTATTATTTGCTTCCGTAATTAAAACAGTCGCAAAGAAATATAACAATGCACATGTGCTTATAGAAGTCAATAGCATTGGAATGGAAGTTGCAAACATATTGCATACTGACTTGGAATACGAGAATATCGTTAAAACTGCCATGATGGGTAGAAAAGGACAAATAATAACAGAGGGGTATGGTCCTAACAAAAAGGTACAAATGGGTGTCAAGACTTCGGTCATGACCAAAAAAATAGGTTGTCAAGTTCTCAAAAACATGATTGAAGAAGATAAACTTATTGTCGAAGATGCCGACATTATTTCAGAATTTACAACCTTTATCTCGAAAAAACAAAGTTTTGAAGCAGAAGATGGTCATAATGATGACTTAGTTATGTGTCTTGTGTTGTTTGCTTGGGCAACAAGACAACAATATTTTAAAAATCTAACAGACATGGATGTGCGTCTTGCCATGTATCAGCAAGAAATTGAAAACATAGAAGACGATATGTTGCCCTTTGGATACTTTACTGATGGATCTGACGATATAGAAGACGCAGAGGAAGATAAATATTGGACATCAGGTAAAGACCATTGGTTGATATTTGATAAACAAAACGTGCCTACTCCTTGGGATGATTTGATACCAAAAAAGTTTAAGCGTAAATAAAAATATACAGTTCACGAAAAAACTACATATAAATAGCAATTTATTCCAAGGAGAGAAAAAATGTCAAGACCTAATGTAATTTTTAGAATTAACGATGAATCTTTAGTTGTACCCATAACTGAAGATTTCTCATCAGCAATAGGTGCAGTATACAACACAACAAACTTTTTAAAAGTATTAGCAGGAACCACCGCTGAACGGGACGCAGGGTATTTTTTCGTACCAAACGCATCTGATTGGTACTCTAGACTTACAGATTACATAACAGGTCTTGCTGGTGGGGTAACTGCTGTACAGGGAATCACAGAATATTCAGTAGGTTCGTGTGCAGCATCATATCTTAATGGAAACTATTCTGGTGGTGGAATCTCAGCAGGGTTTAGTGGTGAATGGTGGCCTGTAAATAACTTCCTGCAATATGGTGCTGGTTGCTATGTAGGATTCGGCAGTGCAACTCCAGGCAATGAATTTGCACAATTAGGATTTGATGTGATATTCCAAGGTGGAACAACTCTTGGAAATTCAAACTACGGTACTGCTGTAACAACCATAGTCGATGAAAGATCAAGCGGAGATCAACCAGTAATTGGAATAGTTTATGCTCGTTCTACCACCTCAGCAATTGATACTAATGTTACAGGTGTAACATTTACCTCTGGTGCTAACAACTACAACTATGTCAAAGTTTATGGTGAAAAGATTCATCTTGACACAACTGGGGCATATTCAATCGAAACCCCACTTGCAGCAGATGTTGCTGGATGCATTGCTCGTACCGACAGAGATTTCTATCCATGGTTCTCACCAGCAGGATCTCGTAGAGGTAGAATTTTAAATGTTCTTCGTCTTAAGAGATCACTAACAACTGCCGAACAAGACAATCTTTATGCAAACAGAATAAACCCAGTGGTAACATTCCCTGGTGACGGAACTCTTCTTTACGGTGACAAGACGGCAGAATCTACTACAACTACTCTGTCCAGAATCAATGTTTCTAGACTATTCATGTACATTAAGAAATCACTAGCACCAGTTGCTCGTTCTATTCTTTTCGAGCAAAACGATGCAATCACTCGTTCAAGATTCAAGATTGCTGCTGAAGGATTCCTTGATCGTATAGTGGGTCAAAGAGGAATAACCGAATACCGTGTCATTTGCGATAGCACAAATAACACACCAGAAGTGGTTGAGGCAAATTACTTTGTTGCTGATATTTTAATTAAACCAATTCCTTCAATCAATTATGTCAAGATAACACTAACTAATAAAGATCTTTCAGAACCAATTGGATAAATAAAGGAGAAGAGGTTATAAATGGCAACATTAAACGAGTTTAGATCTAATTTTTTTGGCGTTAGACCAAATAGATTTTTAATTGAAGCAACTTGGCCAAGTGGAGTCGCTTCACCAGATTTAAGTGACCTCAACATTTATGTAAAGGCAACAGATCTCCCAGGATCAACTATTGGTTCGATTCCAATCGCATGGCAAGGAAGAATAGTAAAGTTTTCTGGCGAAAGAGTTTATGCTGACTGGGCAATATCAGTATATGACTCAAGCATTCCTGCAAAGGATCTTCGTCTTGGATTTGAGAGATGGGTAGAGGCAATGGATGGTAGAAATACTCACCAAATCAATTATAACCTAACTTCAGATTGGGTTGTAAGATATAGTGATATTATACCAGGAACAAGCGTAAGCGCACTTCCAACTCAACAACCAGATAACTTTAATAAGTCAATTAAGTTGAGAAATTGTTTCCCAACTGACATTGGACCAATCAGTCTAAATTATGATGCAGTCGATTCGTTCTCTGAATTTACAGTGCAACTAGCATACGATTTCTGGGAACCATATAACTAAGAAGGATTTAATACTCTATGGCATGGGAACTTTTTGGATTTTCTATTGGTAAAAAGGCTGAGTTAAGTGATGCGGTTGGTCTTACTGGCGATAATCAACAAAATTTATCGTTCGTAGCACCAGAAAATTTTGATGGAACTCAGGTCATTGAAACGGGAGGCTTTATGTCTTCCGTTTATGACTTTGGTGGTTCATTCATGGATGAGAATTCTCTCATCAAGCAATATCGAAGCATGTCGCTTTATCCAGAGGTTGACATGGCAATTGAGGATATTGTCACACAAGCAATTGTATTTGATACAGATGATCATTCCTTAAAAATAAAACTAGATAATGTAGATTTATCAGACAATATTAAATCTAAAATAAATTATGAATTTGATAAAATATTAAAACTTTTAGACTTCAAGAACAAAGGTTATGATATTTTTAGAAGATGGTATGTCGATGGTCGTCTTTATTTTCAAAATATTATCGATGTCGAACATCCAGAAAATGGTATAGTTGAACTACGAGCAATTGACCCCGTTCGTATTCGTAAAATTCGTAAAGTTCAAAAAGAAGTAAAAAGAGTTCAAAACACAACAATACCAGTAATCAAAAAGGTAGAAGAACACTACGTTTATACAGATTATGAAATTAATAACGTATCTTCTACAACCAGTGCTATGGGTGTTAAAATATCTCCAGATGCAGTCACTTATTGTCACTCTGGTTATATTGACCAAACATCAAAAAGAGTAGTTGGTCATTTACACAAGGCAATACGACCATTGAACATGCTTCGTCAGACAGAAGATGCAATGGTTGTCTATAGAATTGCGCGAGCACCAGAACGAAGAGTCTTTTATATTGATGTTGGCAATCTTCCAAAGCAAAAAGCAGAAGAATACATCAAGAACTTAATGACTCGTTATCGTAATAAATTGACATATGATTCGTCTACTGGTGAGATTAAAGACCAAAGAAACCATATGTCGATGCTTGAAGATTATTGGTTACCAAGAAGAGAGGGTGGTAAAGGTACAGAAATTAGCACCCTTCCTGGTGGTCAAAGTCTTGGAGAGATGGAAGACGTTGAATATTTGCTTCGAAAACTTTATAGAGCACTCAACGTTCCACTCACAAGAATGGAAGTTCAGACTGGGTTTAACTTAGGAAGAACTGCTGAGATCACTAGAGATGAAGTCAAGTTCTACAAGTTCATCGAAAGACTACAAAATAGATTCTCGTACTTATTCTTGGATATTTTAAAGAAGCAATGCATTCTTCGGGGAATTCTCACACTTGATGACTGGAACAAGATTTATCAAGATATACAGATAGTCTATAGCAAAGATTCATATTTCAACGAACTTAAAGAAAATGAAATTATGCGTGAACGCATTGAAATGTTAAATACTGTTGGTGTTTATAACGGTGTATTCTTCTCTACAGACTATGTAAGAAGGAAAATACTGAAGCAAACCGATACAGAAATTGCTGAAATGGATATTGAGATAGAGAAAGATCGTCAGAAACAAATACAACAACAGTTGCAAATGCAAGCACTAGGACTTGGCGATGAGCAACAAGAACAAAAATAATACATATAAAATAGGAGATATACATGTCTAAGTCAAAGGAAATTTTAACAGCACTTCTTAAAGAAGATTTACTAGAAGCAAAAAAATTAATTAATGATTCTTTACTAGAAAAACTAGGAAATGCTCTAGAGCAAAAGTTAGTTGATTTTGCTCCAACTGTTTTTGAGTCAGAAGCAGCAAGCGAAGGTTTAAAAGGCAAACAACATAAATTAGATGCCAATAAGAATGGCAAAATTGATGGTGAAGACTTTAAACTCCTAAAGAAGAAAAAGGCAAACGAAGATGTTGAAGAGTCAGATGAAGATATGAATTCTTTAGTAGAGGAATTCCAATCAGAACTCGCATCTTTAGTCCAAGAAATCCAAGAGGAAACTGGACAAGAACTTACAGAGGAAGAAATTGAAGAACTTGCAAACGAATACCTTGATGCCTTGTCTGAAGCAAAAGACGAAGACGAGGACGAGGAAGATGAAGACGAAGAGGATGATTGCGAGGATTGCAAGAAATCAAAGAAACATAAGAAGGACTAATACATGAAACTTATTACTGAAACCACTGAAAATGTAAAACCATTAATTGAGACTGCTAAGGGTGGTGCTAAAACTTATTACCTCACTGGGGTAATGATGGAAGCAAACGTGGTTAATCGTAATAAAAGAATGTACAAAGAAGGTGTTCTCAAGAAAGAAACTGGAAGATACATCAAGGAATATGTCAATAAAAATAGAGCTCTTGGAGAACTCAACCATCCAGATGGTCCCACTGTCAATTTAGACAGAGTGTCCCACATGGTAAGCAATCTTACCGAATCTGGAAATCAAATCATTGGTAAAATGAAAATTCTTGATACTCCAATGGGTAAAATCGTAAAGGCACTTATCGATGAAGGTGCTCAATTGGGTGTATCTTCCAGAGGCATGGGTTCGCTAAAGCAAGTGAATGGAATCAATGAAGTTCAAGAAGATTTCACACTTGCAGCAATTGATATTGTTGCTGATCCATCTGCTCCAAATGCATTCGTTAATGGTATTCTAGAAGGCAAGGAATGGATTTGGGATAACGGAATTTTAGTTGAAAAAGAAATATCTGATTATGAGAGAAAATTAAAATCAACTTCAAAGCGTAAGTTAGAAGAAAATGCAATTAATCTATTCTCTGATTTCCTAAGGCGTCTATGAAAAATAAATCAGACAAGGAATTATACGAAGAAGTAGAATCCAAATTAAGGGATTCTATTCCTTCTATTGCACAAAATGTTCACTCATCTCTCAATGAAAGTTCA